GTCGGGATGGCTCACCGTCCGATATAGATCGGAGGGGGCCATGAAAAGCCTCATGTGTCTCTTGCGGGAGGTTCTCCTTGACAGGGGAACCTGGTGTCGCGTTAGCACCACTCACGATTGGAAAACGATCGTGAGTCGTGTCGAACACGAGGGGATGCCATTTCTGGCGATCACCTTACCTGCCTTCGCCGATGACCTCCAAAAAGGTCTAGACGATGGCAAGGTAGACGCTCAACTCTTTCGTGGGTGGAAACACCCACGAGGAGGAGGTCTCCCCCTATTTCTAGGCGGTTTCCTCGGTCTTGTGTTCGACCGTGCTACTGGTGTGTTGCTCGATGAACCCAACGTCGATGCGATCCAGGCAATGCGTCAGATTACTCTGATGTTTGCCAAGGTCGCTACCGACGGTCTCGTGAGAGAGGGTATCGTTGACAATGACTACCTTCGTAAGAAGGAGTCGTCAGCGATCTCTAAGTTCATCGAGTGTGAGCAGGATGTCCGAAAGTCCGATCGTCAGTTTCGAGCTGAGAGTTTATCTCAGTTCGAACGGATCGGGCGACTGCTTTGGGCAGACGTTCTGCAACGAGTAGATGAAGATGTCTACTACGAACGTCTTGTTCCAAAGCACGGGCCCGGTGCCACCGCCGATCGGCTTGTGGGAAACCACAAGTACGAGCAGGATGAGTGGACTGCCCGGCTCGAAGCCGTCTTTCCGTTTCTCAACGGATACGTAGCTCCCCGAGAGGGGGCCTACGCCGACTTCGAGCATGTCGACATCCTCGAACCCGGAGCTGAGAGACCCGTCAGGGTCATAACAGTTCCTAAAACGCTGAAGACACCGAGGGTCATCGCAATTGAGCCTGCTGCAGTGCAATACTCGCAGCAGGCCGTTGCGGAGGCTCTCGTTGGTTATCTGGAGGGGAATGACAACCCCTACAGGTCCATGATCGGATTTACGGACCAGAACCCGAATAGGGAGATGGCCCGTGAGGGATCTCTTTCGGGAGGTCTTGCTACGCTAGATCTTAGCGAAGCATCCGATCGTGTCTCCAATCAGCTCGTACGTCTTCTCGTTGCTCGTCAGCCGCATGTTGCGGCGGCTCTCGATGCAACCAGAAGCCGGAAGGCTGATGTACCTGGTCATGGCGTTGTACGCCTGGCCAAGTTCGCGTCTATGGGTTCAGCCCTCTGCTTTCCTGTAGAGGCGATGGTCTTCTTGACTATCGTCTTCTGCGGGATTGAAGAAGGGCTCAACACCCAGTTGACCCGAGGCCTCGTTCAGAGGTTTAGGGGTCAGGTGCGTGTCTACGGGGACGATATCATCGTCCCTGTTGACTTCGCGCGTCTCGTGGTGGGAAAGCTCGAAGATTTTGGTCTTCGAGTTAATACCCGCAAGTCTTTCTGGACCGGAAGGTTCAGAGAGAGTTGTGGTAAGGAGTACTACTGCGGCGAGGACGTATCCATCGTTCGCGTTCGTACTGTATTCCCTACATCACGAGTGCACGCGACGGAACTGGCTTCAACGGTAAGCCTCCGGAACCAATTCTACCAGTTGGGTTACTGGGGAGTGGTCCGTTGGCTCGATGATTATCTGGAAGGACTCATCCCCTTTCCAGTTGTCACCGAGACCAGTTCCGTGCTAGGGCGCGTCTCGTTTCTGGGGTATGAAACCCAGAGATGGGACCGAAAGCTTCATCGCCCTCTTGTCAAGGGTCTGACGCTTTCGACCACCCTTCCGGAGTCTCCTCTGGATGGATGGGGCGCGCTGCTCAAGTACTTCCTCAAAAGGGGTGATGATCCCTTTGAAGAAGAGGAGCACTTGATGCGTGCAGGACGTCCTAGGTCCGTCAGCACCAAGCCTAGGTGGGCACCTCCTTACTGATGTAGGGAGGTGGGTGGCTACCAAGCCACCATGGAGAGAGCCGTGAGGCATCTTTCCC